TAGAATAGATATTGAATAATGAACTACATTTTAGTTGATACTGCAAATACTTTCTTTAGATCCAAGTTCGCTATACAGAGCGATTTGGACAGTAAGATAGGTATGGCGTTGCATATCACTTTTAATAGCATTAGAAAAGTATGGCAAGACTTCAAAGGAGATCACGTTGTATTTTGTTTGGAAGGTAGAAGTTGGCGTAAAGACTTTTACGAGCCTTACAAAAGGAATAGAAAGAACGTGAGAGATGCCAGAACAGAAAAAGAGGTTGAAGAGGATGAAGTGTTTTGGGAAACTTTCGATAACTTCAAAGACTTCATAGATCAGAAGACTAATTGCACAGTTCTACAAAATAAGCAACTAGAAGCAGATGACTTGATTGCAGGTTGGGTACAAGCACATCCTAACGACAATCACTTTATTATAAGCACAGATGGTGACTTTGCTCAATTAATTGCTCCAAATGTTGCACAATATAATGGAGTTCAAGAGGTTACAATCACACACGAAGGATACTTTGACGACAAAGGTAATAGAGTCAAAGACAAGAAAACAGGAGAAGAAAGACCTGCTCCTGATCCACAATGGTTATTATTTGAAAAATGTATGAGAGGTGATACTAGTGACAATGTGTTTTCAGCATTTCCAGGTGTGCGTAAAAAAGGCACAAAAACTAAAGTTGGTCTAACAGAAGCATTCGAAGATAGAAATTCAAAAGGTTATAGTTGGAATAATATGATGTTGCAACGTTGGGTAGATCATGAAGGATTCGAACATAGAGTGGTAGATGATTATCAAAGAAATGTTACACTATGTGATTTGTCTGCACAACCAGAAGAGATTAAAACTATTATAAAAGACACAGTCGCAAGTGCAGAAACTAAGGCAATAGAACAAGTAGGATTAAAACTTATTAAATTTTGTGCCAAATGGGATTTACAAAGGATCGCTGATTATCCTCAAAGTTATGCAGAACCATTGAACGCAAAATATGTTAAAGAAGAGGTAACGGCATGACAAACAAATTATACGCAAAGCCAATATTAGAAAATAGATTCTGGATACTAGAATCGGACGGTAAGAAAGTTGGAACTATATGTAAACAAGAAGACAGACGTTATATGTTTAGTTGTGAATCAGGAACAAGAATATTTGACAACGTGGACGCACTTCAATCAAGTTTTACAGGTGATTGGATGTGGGGTACAAGTTTATCAGCACCAGGACCTGTTGAGTCTGAGAAAAATGATGTTTATGATTACCCTAGCAAGTTCGTTCCTTACAACATGGTATTTGATGTAAAACGTAAACTGCCACTGTTCAACAAAAGTAAAAAATCCAAAAGCCTGTATTGTGCAGGTTATTACATTATCAAATTTGAAAAAGGATGGGTAAGAAGTTACTGTCCTAAATTACTTACACTGGAAAGGTATCCATTCAAAGGACCATTTAGAACTATTTTAGAAATGAAAACGGAGTTGGCAAATGCAAACAAAAGAACCACTTAACACCGCAAGTTTACAAAGATTCATCGAGCAAGTGAAAGGTGCTGACCTGGGTAATCAAAAAGAAGTGCGTATAGACATCAATACAGCCAAGCATATCACATATACCCTAGCCACAGTACTGGCCCGTCTAGCGGGGGATTATGAGGCTTTAATGGCCCATAATAATACCGCAGAAGCAAAGAAAGATGAAACTGTAAACGTTCAAGTAGACGGCGGTAAACTATAACACATCCATAAATTCGATAAATACTCATATATTAGCAAATTATGAGTCGACCTAAACCAACAGTACTTTTAGAGTACACAAATAAGAAAGACTACAAGTCTGAGCAGATCCTAGCGGCTGAAGGAATTTGGGCAGTGTTCTATAAGGGCAAGCCGTTTAATCTGAAGAGTGCAAATTTGCTTAACAACTACCCAGGACCTAAATACAAAAAGGTTAGTTTTTCCAACCCTGGACACGCATTTAATCTAGCGAAGAAATTGAATACACTATTCAACACTACAGAATTCACGGTGGTTAAATTGACCCAAGGTGAAACTGTAAGTGAATAATGAACTGGAAAGAAACCTATACTAAAATCTTCTTAAAGAATGCCAATATATCAATTGGTGAAAATACTCTTAAAGAGTATATGCCAATGTGGTGGAAGAACAGTAGATCCAAAAACTTTGGCGGATTAAGACTGACAGATGAAGGTATTACTTTTATAAAAGAAAAACTACAACTTCAAACATATGATGTACCTTTCCCCAATGACTTCAACCTTACCACGCAAGTAATCATATTTTTAGACAAATATTTAGACACTCCGTATTATCTAGCAGATGATGGCGTAATAGTGACCAATGAAAAGAAAGCAATGGAACTAATGCTATTTTCGGGAGATATTAGAAAATATGGTTTGAATAAAGCACTATCCCGCCTAGAAACGCAAGAATAGTTATCCACAGGGCAAATGACCCGCATAATCACTGACGTTTTTTACCTATCTTTCTGGTTGACTTTTTTGGTAGCAGAATATATTATTAAAGTATAACAACAAACTAATAGGAGTACAAAAATGCCAAGAAGAAAAAGTTCAGCGGAATTAGATGCTTTAAGCACTAGGCAATTATCGCCAAATAAGTGTAAAGCGTCTATATTACACGCACTGAAGATTAAGAGACCTATATTTGTATGGGGAGGCCCTGGAATAGGTAAATCGGAAGTGATCCACCAAATTGCAAAGAATATCGATGCACACGTGATTGATATTAGATTAAGTTTATGGGAGCCTACAGATATTAAAGGTATTCCATATTTTAACTCAAAAGAAAATAATATGGTTTGGGCACAACCTTCGGAACTGCCTACAAAAGCAGAAGCCAAGAAGCACAAAAATATTGTTTTGTTTTTAGATGAAATGAACTCCGCGGCACCTAGTGTGCAGGCGGCGGCTTATCAACTTATATTAAACAGAAAAGTTGGTCAATATGAATTGCCAGATAACGTATTAATTTGTGCGGCTGGTAATAGAGAGGCAGACAAAGGTGTTGTATATAGAATGCCTGCTCCGTTGGCTAACAGATTTATCCACTTAGAAATGAAGCCAGAATTTGATGACTGGTTTGGGTGGGCAGTTGAACATAACATTCACAAAGATGTTGTAGGTTATTTGACTTTTAGCAAAAAGGACTTATATGACTTTGATCCAAAGTCTCCAAGTAGGTCATTTGCTACTCCGAGATCTTGGTCATTTGTAAGTGAATTGCTTTCAGATGATTTAGATGAGAACACCGTTACTGATTTAGTCAGTGGTGCAGTGGGCGAAGGACTTGCAGTTAAGTTCATGGCTCATAGAAAGGTAGCATCAGATCTACCTAATCCTTCCGAAATATTGGAAGGCAAAATAACAGAAATGAAATCGAAAGAAATATCAGCAATGTACTCCCTTACGGTTTCGTTATGTTATGAACTAAAAGAAGCAAACGATAAAAAAGATAAGAAATTTAATGACAAGGTCAGCAAGTTTCTTAGATTTATGATGGATAATTTTGATACAGAACTTGTTGTTATGGGTATCAAGATGGCATTAACTCAGTATCAATTACCTATTGATCCTGATGCAGTCAAATGCTTCGATGAGTTCCACGAAAAATATGGCAAGTATATTACTGCCGCACAGAGTACTAACTAAGGTGTTAAGTGGGGCATCTTAGGGTGCCCTACACTAAAAGGATTATGAACATGACAACAGAAATTATAGAACAAACAGAACAACCAGTAGAACTTACTCCTGCACAATTAGAAAGTATGAGAGCAGAAGTATTAGATAAAATTATTGTAGCAAGAGTTGGATTGCTTTTAAGACATCCTTTCTTTGGCAATATGGCAACTAGACTAATCATTAAAGAATGTGATGACTGGTGTCCAACTGCCGCAACTGATGGAAGACATTTATACTACAACACACAATTCTTTAGCAAGATGAATACTAAAGAGATTGAATTCGTTATTGCACATGAAATTCTTCATTGTGTATTTGATCATATGAAAAGAAGAGAAGACAGAGAACCACAATTACATAACATCGCTTGTGATTATATTGTGAACAATACTTTGATGGATCAGAACATTGGAGAGAAACCTAAAGACATACAGATATTCCAAGACTACAAATACAGTGGTTGGTCTTCAGAAGCAGTATATGATGACATATACAAAAAAGGTAAAAAGGCAATGGAGAAATTAGGTAAACTTTTAGATGAGCATATTGATTGGGAGAAAGAACAAGGTGCTGGTGCAGGTAAAGGCAAGGACAAAGATAAAAAAGGTGGTTCGCAACCTACATACACTAAAGCAGAGATGGATAAGATTAAAGATGAAATAAAAGAAAGTATGCTACAATCTGCTCAAGCGGCAGGTAAAGAAAACTTGCCTGATGCAATAAAAAGAATTATTAATCAGTTCACTGAACCTAAAATGAACTGGAGAGAATTACTTCAGCAACAGATTGACAGTGTGCTTAAAAATGATTACAGTTGGGCAAGACCTAGTAGGAAAGGTTGGCATTCAGGTGTTATATTACCAGGTACATTGAATGAACAGACAATAGACCTTTGTATAGCAATAGACACTTCAGGTTCTATTAGAGAAGAACAAACAAGAGACTTCCTAGGTGAGGTGCAAGGTATTATGGATCAATACAGAGATTACAAAATTAAAATATGGTGTTTTGATACTGAGATACACAATGAACAAGATATCACTCCGCACGAAGGTGATTTACAAAGTTATGAAATACAAGGTGGCGGTGGTACTGACTTTGATGCTAATTTTGAATACATGAAAGAGAATGATATACAACCTAAGAAATTTATAATGTTCACAGATGGTTATCCTTGGGAGAGTTGGGGAGACGAATCATACTGTGATACTTTGTTTTTAATTAATGACCATCATGATAAAAATATGGAAGCACCTTTTGGTACAACGGTGCACTATGATGGATAATGTTTTCAAAAACTAAAGAACCAAACCCACTTAACTTTTTCGAATGTAGAAAGATTGCCAAAAAACCTGACGGTCTTCAAATGCTCAAAATAAATTTTGATCACACCGAGACAAGTGAACACATGGAAAAATGGATTTTGGAAAACCTAAAAGGTAGATATTATATTGGTAAACATCTCGATGTCGACAGTCACGGTTTAATAAAAAATTATTTTTTGGTAGCATTCGAAAACTCAAAAGAACTGTCTATATTCAATCTTAGTTGTCCTTACATACAACGTCAGTAAATACCTTTGTATATACAAATATAAAGGAGCATTTTAAAATGTCAGATACAAACAATACAAAGACGGTTACATCTCCTACACCCGCAGAAGTTACAGGTCAAGCACCTGCAGAAGCAAAGGCACAAGCCGGCGCTGGAGCAGAATTGACTGTTCAAGACTTAACTGTGATTAGGTCAATAATAGATGTGGCGAGTCAACGTGGAGCCTTCAAAGCCAACGAGATGGCGGCAGTAGGAACCACTTTCAATAAACTAGATGGCTTTTTGAAGATTGTAGAAAAATCTCAAAAGGATGCCAAGGTCCCTGCAGAAGGTGACAAAAAAGAAGCGGAGAAAAAATAATGGCTGAAATAAAACACGTAGGGCAAATGAAAGCCAGCGGCGAAAAACTTGCCGTTGTCTACAGAACTGTTCCAGGTGACAGTAAATCAGCGGTTGTTATTCAAACATCAAAAATTGATCCATTAGATCACGATGCCTTAATGAAAGTTATCGAATCTAACGCAGGTCAAACTGCTTTTGAATTACATGAAGTTTTAGGTAGAAACTTAACTCCCGATGGACAAAGTATGTTAATTAAATTCCACACAGGTGGGTTTATGCAGAAAGTTCCAACGGACACAGTTATGATGACACCTACACCTACTGATTCAGTACAGTTGGATGAGTTGAATAAAATCATCGCAGAACAAAAAGGTGTGTCAGTTGATGACCTAGCAGTACAGCCAGATCAGGCTACTGTTGTTGCATCATCACAGACGTCGAGAAATACGCCTAACCAACCTTTGAGTGATGAACAACTAGCAGGTCAGATGAGAAGTAACGCAGATCGTTTTTACAAAGAAGCGGCAAAACTTCGTAAAGAAGCAGAGGCGTTATCACCAGCAAAAAAGTCTAAGTAAGTCTAGTGTCTGTCGTGGTCAAATTTACGAAAAAGAAACTGCCTAGGGAAGTGGTGCAACATTGGCCGGAAGTATTCGGCGACTTATCTATTGAGTCTATCCCTGTAGAGTATTTGCTGTCTATTAAAGTATCATTTAAAGATGGCAAAAACTGGGAGATTAGGCTTAAACCAAACAGACAGAAGATGACCAACAAAGAACTGGAAAAAACCATAGGCGATCTATTCAAAACCTATGGGGATGATATCAAAAACGTTGATTTTAGGCTCGATACGAATAAAGTTAAAGCAGACATAACAAAACGTACTAAAACGTTCCTTAAAAAGCGAAAATAAAGACTCCAGCAATTATATAAGTAGAATAAATACTACATACATTAGGAGCATTACTTAAATGGCATTACAGATTAGAAGAGGTACAGACTCACAAAGACAAGCAATTACGCCTGCCGCAGGTGAACTTATCTTCACTACAGACACCAAAAAACTATTCGTTGGAGACAATTCAACAGTAGGTGGTATCCAAGTAGACACAACATTATCAGCACAATATTTAGGTGTACCATCAAACATCACGCCAGATGCTACAAACACAAGAGATTTAGGAACAACCACTGCCGCTTGGAGAACAGGTTACTTCAACGGTATTGTTGCAACAGGTGAAATAGAAGCGGCTTCATTCACAGGTAATATCACATCAAACAATTCAACAGTAGTTGTAAATGCAAACGCAGGAACAGTGACAGCAAACTTAACTGGTGCTGTCGTTGGTAACGTTACAGGTAACACAGCAGGAACACATACAGGTCCAGTAACTGGAGATGTTAAAGGTTCATTGTTTGGTAGCGATTCATCATTAAGAGTTGATGGTGATTCAGACTACATGACAAACGGTGTTATTGCACTTGACGGAAACGTTGTACAATTACAATCAGGTTCACAAGTAATATTCGGTACTACAAGTTCAGCGAACGGTGTAGGTCTTAGAATTAACTCAACTGACCATGCAAACAACATGGCAATACAAATTTATTCAGATGATTCAAACGCGACAACACACAACTCATTAGAAGCATACACATCAAAAGGTTCAATAGTAACACCAACAGCAGTTGCGGCAGATGATATTATGTTTTCTTATTCACACTACGGATATGATGGTTCACAATACAAATTATCAAGTGTGATCAGTGCAAGTGTTGATCCAGATGCAACAGTGTCAAGTGGTGCTGTACCAGGACAATTAATTATTGCAACTACACCAGACAATGGTAGCACATTAAAATTTGTTGTACTAGACAAAGACGGTAATTTCGGAATTAATGTAACTAATCCAACCAAAAAATTAGAAGTAAACGGTAATGGTTCATTTGCTTCTGAAGTATTGTTAGGCAGAATGGATCAGACAGCCATAAATGCTCTAACAGCCGCAAACGGAATGATTGTGTACAACACAACAACAAACAAATTCCAAGGCTACGAAGCAGGTGCTTGGAGCAACTTAATCTAATAACTCACAATGAACATCCGAATAACGGGACACGCCAGAGGACTTGGCAGGAGCCTTTACGAATATTTTAAATCTTTAGGACACAATGTAGAAGGTTACAGCCTTTCAACAGGATATGACATCAATACCGTTGAAGGTCGCAAACAAATATTAGATGGATTAGAAAACGTCGACGTATTTGTTAACAATGCATGGTCGGAATATTCAGGACAAACAAAATTATTAGAACAAGTAATACAGGCATGGGACGGCAATAAAGATAAAAAAGTATTGAACATAAGTTCTAAAGCCTGTTACAATTACAAAGATATAAATGCCGATATGGAAAGATATGGTCAAAACAAAAGACAACAGAACAAAATGATAGAAGATCGTATACAAAAATATGGTCCACACATTTTAAATGTAATTTTAGGTATGACAGATACACGCCTAGGAGAAGACTTCGAAGGAGAGAAAATGAATCCCGATGCCGTTTCTAAATGGATCGCTGATATGTTATTGTGTGAAACTATGTATTTCCAGAGTGTTACTGTAGATGCTTCTAAATTAGATTATAGATTTAAACAATAGAACTTTGTTTTTCTTTTGATTCTTCCCAACTCTTCCAAGTCCATTCACTAACTTCATAATCCATATCCTCAGGTTTGAAAAGATATTTAGGTGGCACTGTGTCGTGCAAAGGTTGTCCTTTGTTGACGTGACCATCTCGTAGCATTATTTGGTGTAAGAAATTTGTAACAGGTTTGCCAGGCACAAAGTCGCACCATGGACCACACTGCAACTGTTCCATGTCTATTGTTTTAGGATCACTCCATTGTATAATTCTGTGTGGTATTCCATTTATGTTTACCATGTAATGATATAGATTATCATCGGCAGGTTTCTTTTCCCATGTCCAACCTTTTTTATCGCAAATACTTTTAATTAATTTCACGTGATCACTTAAAAAGAACTGTGGTTCATCCGGTGATCTTCCTATATCCGAACCTGCTCTAATTCTATATTGCCATGCACGATTGCCTAAACTTTGTATTTCTTCTAATACTTCTTCCATGTGATCTATATGTTCTAAAGTGTATCCAACATAGTAAACAAAAATACCTTCCGCGTTACAATTTTCAATAGCCTGTAATTGTTTCTTATGCACTTTCTCTCCTTGATAAGAATGATGATTCATACCTATCATGACCATATTGGTTCCTGCTTCTGCAATCATCTTGGTCCATTTCCTATCAGAAAGTTTTACCCCATTGGTTAATACACAAACATCTTCAGGTCTTTTTAATTCCTTTAAAAGAACTTTTGTTCTACTGATTAGTTCTGGTAAGTCTTTACGCACTGTGGGTTCAGCACCTGCAAGTATCACTGCGCCTGCACTGGCATCAAATCTATTTTCAATCTGCCATAGTATTTGTTCTATTGGCTTATCAACAGTTTTGTTGTCTGGTCCGTGATAACAATGAGGACAATTCAAATTACATTTGTCTGTGACCTCAATCATTACGCCTTGCGGTATGCTGTATCCTGCTTTGTCATATGTAAGTTCTTTATAAAAATTTATATCTGTTTCTATAAGATAACTTGAATCGCCATGCACAGGACAAGTTTTATTCAAAAATACTCCTTCTGCTTTGGTCACTCTTTCGGCAACACAATGTCTATAGCAGATCTCACAGAGGCTGGTTGTTTTTGTATCTTCCATACTATTACTTATAAATTGAAATTGCCTTATCTATAAATGAATCTGGGTAAACATTTCTAAAACTTTCTAGACATAATATCTGAAGTTTATCGAATGGATATGTCTTGTCTGCTTCAATGCCTAATTTTTCCATCTGTGGCATTAGTTCACTTTGACGTTCAATTGATATGTGGCTTAAATGATCTTTTACTGTGATTTGTGGTTCTGTGTTATGATATGCGAAAAAATAATTTATATTTTTAAGTTCACAGTCAATTACCCAATAACTGCTAGGGTGTAAACTGTATTTGTATATTCCAAGTTTTTTATGTTTTTCAAATATGTGTAACATCTGTTCTTGCCAATTGGGCAACACATCTTCATAAGTCTTTCCATGACTCTCTTCCCAAAAATCCACGCCTTGTATTTTAAAATATATTGCTTGGTGCTCTGGATCTATTCTTGTTATTTCAGGAATGAGATCTTTATGATCAACATCAAGCGATAAAAGAAAATCTTTTTCCCTTGCATATTTAGACTCCATTAAAGATTGGTCTACAACCTGCTCGTGTCCTTTGTGATATTCTGAGTCGTGTTTAAACCACATACAAAATTCACTTTTAGAATGATTTATCAGGCTAGTATAAATTAAATTGTTTCTACACAATCCTTTTCCCGGTACGTTGTTCCAGTAATATTTAAAATCTGTGAATGTCATTTATAATTTGTGGCCATTGTTTTACATCATATAATTGTTTAAAATATACATCTGCATTGACACGCCATACAGTTTGACGTGTGCCTCTGTAATCTAGTTCTTTAATTTTTGTATAGACACCTGTGCTTTCAAGTGTAGGTGCTACAATAGAATGCACTAGCCTTTGTGTGCCTTCTGCATTTTCATTTGTAGTCACATAATAGTTTTTACCAAAGCCTGCCCAACAAATTCCAGCCACTTGGAAAAATTGTTGCGTGGTTGTTTGATGTGTTTTAATTGTTTCACGTGTACGGACCATTTGATATTCTTTAGGCAATTCATCAGTAAACGTGCATATCCTACAAGCGATTCTATAACTGTCTGGACCCATTTCTGGAAAACTATGAGCCGCAGTTGATCCTATAATTTTACCTTTGTATGATAACAACCAAACCATATATCTATCTTCGTTAGACAGAGAATCCACTAACATTTTTTTGGTACTGTTGTTGACAAACCCTTTTTGTTCTGCTGTTTTGTAGAATTCGGTCAAATCCAAATTGTCTGAGTAACGTATTAACTGAAATGCCATAATATTTTCTTTGTGTTGTATTTAAAAGTAAATAGTTGTATGATCAGAGGAATTGGCGGTCAACCGTACATAGCACTAGACGAACACATAGATATAGAAGGTTTTAGGAATTTACATCCAGAAATTTGTAGAGGCTTTGCTTTGGCAAGAGAATATGCCAAAGAAGGAACTTGGATGTCACCTGGATTCGATCCAAAAGATATGAGTTACCAATTAAATTGGAAACCAATTTATATGGCTTTGGAAGAATACAAAGCACTACCAGAAAGTGATCCAATACGAAAAAACGGTGACGACTTGTATGCAAATATAAAAGATTACAAAACACGCAATCAATTCACAAGATATCTTAAGTCTGTGTTGGGTGCAAAGGATCCTTACATTTATTATTTCCTTTGGGAAGAAGGAGATTGGGATAAAAGGAATGCTGAAAGAAATTTAACAGAAGAAGCAAAATATTTTCCAGGTTTAGTTGCTTGGATTAAAGAATTAGTAAACACGGGCATCATAGAAAGCATAGGCAGAGTGATATTCTTCCATTGCGAACACGACGGGAAACCTTTTGAACACAGAGACCTTGATGGAAAGCACGGAGACAATCAAGGATACAGTGGTCACAAGAATGAATTCATACACATAAGACACAACACGAAAAGAGGATTCTACATATGGGATCCTGAAAAACAAAACAAAGTATACATCAATTCTAATGCTTCGTTCTGGAATGATCAAGACTGGCACGGTGGAGAAGTAAATGCAGAACAAGAATACGGATTACGAATTGATTGTGTATTCACAGACAAGTTCCGTAAACAACTCGGCATAGAAAATATTTCGGAATACTAATGCCAGAGTTTAACAAAGACTCCTATACAATTATAAGAGGTTTGATAGATCCTGATTGGTGTAAAACACTTTACGATTATTGTAGATTAAGTGCCCAACGTTGTGAACTTAAACAACAACACGACGAAGAAAAATATAGAGAAGCATGGGACGGCACTTTCATAGACAAACAATGTCCTGGAAATTATTCTCAGTACGGTGATCCATTAATGGACAGTATGTTGATGATGCATGGCAAACATATTGAAATAGTTACAGGTATGCAACTTGCTCCTGCTTATTCCTATTATAGACTGTACACAAACAAAGCCACATTAGAAAGACACACAGATAGACCTAGTTGCGAGATATCAGCGACAGTGTGTTTAGATTGGGACGATTCAAATCAATCGCCACGCAAACCATGGAGCATATGGTTAAAGAATCATGAAGGTGAAATAGCAGTAGACCTTGAACCAGGTGATGCTATGATATACAAAGGTTGCGATATAGAACATTGGAGAGAACCTTTCCACGGAGTAGCCTGTGCCCAAGTGTTCTATCATTATACAGATGTTAAAGGAGATAAATTTAATCCTTGGGACGGAAGACCACACGGTGGATTACCACGTGGTATGAAAGTTTCCAAATGAGGTTTATTATAAACTATACAATCATTCCTATATTTTACCTAACAGCATTACCTATATGCATCATAATTGCACTAATGGATTCAAATAATGGTAAAGGGTTTAAAAAGAACTTACGTGAAGTTATGGGAATTAAAAACGTCTGATATCTAAAACACCTACATACATAGGTTCATTAATAATATAATCAACAGTCCTAATAATATCGTCTACGTTGCAAGTTGGTTCGCCTTCTCTTGATCCTGTCTTTTCACCATAGTTTAAAACACGCACCAAAGTGAATTGACACTGTTCACCGAAAGGTTTTTGATTTGCTAAACTATTGTTGACTGCATCAAGTTTATGTTTATCATCTAGATACTGCTTGTCTATGTTTACGGCACGTAGAATGTCGTTATCTAATTTTGTTGCCAGTGAACCAAAACTAATTACAAGGAACAATCGGCTTTCTTTGTTCCATTTGTTATTGATCATTAATAGCATTTGCGATTGTGCTGAACTCACGTGTGCAAGATTTATAAAGAGATCTGAATCTAAAGCCATGTCAGTAACTTTTTCTACATCTTCTTGTTTTGTTAGGTCGTATCCTGACTCTCTACTGACTCCTATAACTTCATGCTCCTTTGATAGATGGGCATATAGTTCTTTACCCATAGGTGAAGTATGTCCTGTCATTAATATTTTCATTTTATCCCCAAACATTTAAAGTATACTTTGGAACTAATCCACAATTTGCACCGGCGTGCCATGATTTTCTGCTAGGCCATTTATAAACATTGCCTTGTGCCTGATTATATAGACAATGGTCATCCACAATTAACACGTGTCCGTCGCTAGGTGGACTTATGTGACAATGATACCTCTCAAACTCTTTTGTTTCGTTTAAAGTTTTTTCATCATCTGTTATATCCCAATGCCATGGAGCAACGTCACCAGGTTTTACCATGCTTATCCAAGCATTGGTATACTTCTCCATTCCTACAAAGTCAATAAACTGTTCAACTACGTCCTTATCAAAATTAACTTCGGGCAAATACATTTCCCAACTAGCATTTCCACCTTCATGCTTCATTTTATATCCGGCATCTCTTAATTGTCCTGCAACTTCTTCTACACCAGGTACTTCTTGTCCTACATCATGTCTAGGACCTACATAAGCAGGTGTCTGATCTTCTAGTCCGGCAATTATTTTATTCCAATCAATGATGTTATTGCAATTTCCAACAAATTTAAGCATTTAAAAAATCTCCAGGCCACTCTGCATAATTGGTTTTTATTGTTTCTTGATATAGTTTATGTGTATCTAATCTTTCATGCATTATAAATTTATCGAATCTTGTGCCACGTATTAAAGGTTTCAAGAACTTTGTGTCCAGATATCTACTATGCTTGTCCGTGCAACCATACAGATCCATTATGTGTGCGTTTCCTTCGTCATCAAAAAAGAAAGTGTGTGGGTACATATTAATTTTGAATATGCTATCCTTCTCTAAATCATCTTTTATCTCTTTTATCTTCTTCTGCCAGTTCTTTACTTTGTTGATTGTGTTGTTTTCTATCATCACATTTAAATTTTTGTCATACCATCTAAATTCTATGACACGTTTTTTTGTGTCCATGAGCAATATTTCAGGAATATATTTTTTGTTGCTTAAATGCAACAGGTATTTGCATTCTTGATTAAACCAAAAGTTGTATAATTCTTCTGTCATGAATTCATTATCATGATACTGATTCTTGTTCCAGTTCATACAAAAAATTTTTTTGTCTTTGCTTACAAGAGGCTCGTACAGCAGATTCGTCACAGCGAGACCTTCTTTAAATTTGTAAAAATTTTTCCATTTATGCATTTCTAATCTCAAATTTAAATCCACAAGAGCGTTGCAGTTCTTTAATTCTAGTAATTTGTTCATTTTCAATTACGAATTCAATTTCTTTGTCACTTATTTTTTTAAAATTAGTTATTTTCTCTTCTTTTTCCAATCTATTCAAAAGTATTGAAAAACTTTTATCAAATAGATATCTTGCATTGTATGGAGGGTCAATCAAAGTTAAATTGAAGTACACTGGGTTGTCTAGTATTCTACCTTTTAATCTTTTACGTATAACCAGTTGATATCGTGGTTTGTATCCATAGTTACTTGCGGTGTGTAATCTCCCCGAATCCATTAGATATAGTGTGCCATCTGCAACTAATTTGTACATCTTTTGATTTTTTATATCTACAAGATAACTTTCGTCAGCATCCAAAGTCAAATGCCATCTATCATCTACATCAGCATGGGCAGAATAACTTTGTCCCGGTTCCATTACAATGACTCTTGCTTCGCCATGCATAGGTATCAGGTCTAAAACTTTTTCTATCTCGGTACCCTTGTACTGTTCATCCAAGATATGTGGATCATAAAAGAAGTCGCCTCTAGGTTTGGTTAAAACATTTTTACCTGTGGGTAAATTTTTTACCAAATTGTAGATTTCTTTGTAATTTATTTTGGTACCAACTACTGTGAGCATAACGTACTTATCGGAACAAATAATATGCGTATATAAACACGATAAATATTAATGTCCAAATTATGTCTAACAATGTTATAAAAAACGTATATCAAAATAGTCTGTATCAAAAGATTCTCCACGAGATAAACGGAGTTATATTTCCTTTATCTGATCAATGGAAAAGAATTGGTATTAGTGTCAGTGGTGGTTTAGACAGTGCATTGATGTCTGTTTTATTATGCAGTATAATCACACAAAATTTATGGCTGACAAAGGTACACATCATAACAAATATTAGATGTTGGAAAACCAGACCTTGGCAAAAACAAAATAGTTTAGATGTTTACAATTGGTTGGTCAAATCATTTCCAAATATAGAATTCAAAAGACACGAAAATTTTATTGCTCCAGATTTAGAATGGGGTTCAAAAGGTCCCAACATCGTTGACGAATACGGAAAATTGAAAAGCGGAAATCAAATAGAATTAAGGTCCCACGCAGAATACGTGGCACACACAGAAAAATTAGATGCTTGGTATTGTGGTGTAACACAAAACCCGGACAAAGAATTTGATGAACGTCTAGCAGACAGAGATGTCTTTATAGACTCTTTAGGTGATAAGACACTTGATAAACTCATCAAACCACACATGGGCGGCTATGCTTGTCACCCATTCACATACGTAAAGAAAGATTGGATAGTTGCTCAATACAAAAAATTAGGCATAATGGACCTATTTGATCTTACTAGAAGTTGTGAAGGTGACGCTAACATATACCCTAAAGTCTTTGGAGACTTAGACTACAAGACGTATGTGCCAGGGTCGCCCGTGCCCACGTGTGGTAAATGTTTTTGGTGTAAAGAACGAGAATGGGGAGTAGCGAACAGTGACAAAGAGTAAAACTTTTTGTATGCATCCATTTACTGGATTAGCAACTAGAGAGGACGGAGCAATTAAAGTCTGTTGCCGTAGTCTTCCTATTGGCAATATTAAAGATATGAGTTTAGAAGAAGCATGGAACTCAGATGCAATGAAAGAAGTTAGAAGACAGGTATTAAATGGCGAGAGACCTGATGTGTGTCAACCTTGCTTTGATCTAGAAGACCAAGGTGTACAAAGTTTAAGACAAAGACACATCACAGACTCTTCCCCAGAATCTAGGATTAATTTGTATCCAAATGCTTTAGACAGTTTAAGTGCTGATTACAGTATGCCATTTGAATTGCCTACCATGGAGATTAAAATTAACAATCTTTGCAATCTTAAATGTAGAATGTGCAATCCTTTGGACAGCACACAATGGAAAGATTGGAAAAGTATTGTTTCGTACTACGAAAAAGAAGGAAACTATCTTGTAGACGCAGTCAAAAATTTAGGATTGGAAAAAGCACCTTACGTAGGAATGTTTGAAGACAAATTACATTTCTGGGAAAACTTGGAAAAACTTTTACCTTATTTCAAACGTGTAGAATTTGCAGGTGGAGAACCTTTAATGGATCCATCGCACTATAAGATATTAGACTTATTATCCAAGAATGGAAAAAATATAGAAATAAAGTATGCAACCAACGGCACAAAATTAGGAATAAAGGGTGGAAGAACTGTCCACGAGTATTGGCCCAAGTTTAAAAGTGTTGCTGTCAATGTCAGTATAGATGGATTGCATGACACATACGAATACATTAGAGGTAACGGCAAATTTGCTGATGTAGAATATAACATTAAGGAAATGAAAAAAATACCAACAGTAAGCCGTATTGTTGGTGCTTTTACTGTACAAGCCAACAATATTTTACAGATAGACAAAGTAATGGATTACTTTTTAAAAGATATGGAGATAGTGTTCTACAGTCACAGAGTGAATTACCCTAGGGCATTATCGGCACAGGTACTTCCGGAAAAACTAAAACAAGGAGTGATTGTTAAATTAGAAGCAATGAAAGGCAAATTAAAAGATTATCCTATCATAAAGAAACATCCAGTACTTGAGAAAATTACTCTACGCCAGATTCAAGACAACATAAATTTCTTACAGGCAAAAGACCTGCATCAATATTGGGACGACTGCGTAGACTTTAATAGAAAATTAGATGCAACTAGAAACCAAGGTCCTTTCGAAAAGATTAATCCGGAGTTTGCAAATTATGTTTAGAGTTGAACACTTATATAAACACGTGCAGGAAAGTGTAAAAGTAGAATGGAATCTTGGAAAAAGATGTAATTATGATTGCACCTATTGTCCCGCAGAGATACACGATAATTTTAGTAAGCACACAGATATAAAAATTTTAAAAAATGCAGTTGATGATTTGGTAAGTTCAATGCCTGACTTGAGAACAAAAGTAAGAATTAGTTTTACTGGAGGAGAACCTTGTGTGCATCCAAAATTTTTAGAACTTTTAGAATATGCAAGACCAAAATTAAGTTGGTTAAATGTAACAACAAATGGAACAAGGACTGGCAAATATTACATACACCTTTTAGACAATTTGGTAGATCATTTGGTATTCAGTTTACACTTTGAATACGACTACCAAAAAGTATTGAAATCAATTTTAAGGGCCGCACAAGGGTCGCAAAACAAAAATATACTTGTACACGTAATGATGCTTCCTGGTCGTTTAAATGACGTAAGAGACGTTTGTAGACACCTTTCTGCGGAGCAAATAAAGTTTGCATTAAGACCTATACGTTGGACCAAAACACACGATATCTTTGAAGACATGAATCGGTACTCGCCGGAAGAATTGGAATTTTTGAAATTGGAAAATCATAATCCACCACACAACGTTTTGGTAGACAATGGACCAAAAACTTGCAACGTAAATGATATGCTAATTCAAAAAACTAACCAATTTAAAAATTGGAAATGCAACGCAGGCTTAGAAAGTTTAATGATTAATTGGGACGGCGACGTGCATAGAGCAACTTGTAGAGTGGGAGGCAGTTTAGGAAATATTTACGAAGGCACGTTTAAAAAACCTACTGAGCCAATAGACTGCACAAGAGATTGGTGTACGTGTGCCGCGGACATAAACATAACCAAAGTTAAAAATGGAAGTTAGAAGAACAGGATATAAATTCCAGGAATTTGATAGAGTATTACAAATAGAATGGACACTTGGCAACACTTGTAATTACAACTGTTCTTACTGTTTGCCAGTGCTACACGACAATTCCTTTCCTTGGATTGATCTAGATGAAAGCATTAAATTTATAGATCGCTTACATAAACACTATGGCGATATGGGTATCAAAAACTACATTTGGAAGTTTGGTGGAGGAGAGCCTACTCTTTATAAACACTTTGCTGACCTGTGTGAATATATCAATAGTAAACCAAACAATTTTATTATTCCTATAACAAATGGAAGTAGAAAAATGCAGTGGTGGAAAGACAATTACAAAAATTTTTTTGCAGTGCATTTTAGTATTCATCCTGAATTTGTAGACACAAAACATATTGTCGAAGTTTGTGACTTTCTTATAGACGTAGGAGTTGATAGTATATGTCATGTAATGATTAAACCAGATGAATTCGATAAGTGTAAGCAGATAATTGAGGATTTGAAAACAAGTAGAAACAAAAATTGGGGAATACAAGCAAAGCCTTTGCATCACATTTGGGAGACAGATACAGCAGATGAACGTGACTTGTATCCATACAATTCGGATCAAAAGAATATTTTTAACAAAGTAATAAGACCACAAGATAGGATAAGCGAAAAAGCAGATGCCAAACTAAACAGAGATATGTATATGTACGTTGCAGATACAAATGAAAAAGGAGAAATGATATTGTCACGAAAAGACTTTGATCCTTATTGGGCAGTAACAAATGGTGTTACTGATTGGCGTCATTATCAATGTAGAGCAGGTATCAACAGAATTTATATTAACTATGACAAAAGAGTATACCTAGGAGCAGGTTGCAGAGTAGAATTAGGTAATTTTACAGGATTAAAGTATGATGATCCTGAATTACAATTTCCTGTGAATAGTACTTTTTGTACTCAAGAAAGGTGTGTATGTATAGCGGACGTTCAAGTGCCAAAAGGACGATAGGTTTTTTCGGCGACAGTTTTGTAACACATCCTAGAAAGAATAATTGGATGGGTAAACTTGCGGACAAGTATGATGCTAAAATTGTAAATGTTGGAGTGAGTGGTTCTAGTTATTGGAATACTATGATACATTTCAAACAAAACTTCCATAAGTTTATAAATCTAGATTACATTGTGTTTGCTTGGACAGATCCTTTTAGAATATATCATCGCACTGGAGATATCACTCCGCCTAGTGCTTATGCTCATAGAAGTAAAAAACACAAAGCGGCAAGACAATACTACGAACATTTAATAGAATGGGACAAAGAAAGACTTAATTTTCAAACAGCGGCTTATTGGTTAGACAATGAATATCTTGCTAAATGTAAAGGAAAAATTATACACCTATGGAGTTTCGGGGATACTAAAGTAGAACCTTGGTCTGAAGCACAATTGAAAGATATTAATTTCTTATATAGATGGCGCAATGGTACAGAAGTACGTACACCCTTATATTATATAAGTTGTAGAACTGATCCTATTAGCGGTTGGTGTGAAAATAAATTACCTTGGTTGCAAAATATTTTTAAGTTTAGACTGAATCACATGGGTAGTGAGGGCAGTAAAGAAGTGTTTAAACTTATAGAAGATGCGACAACTCCGGAAACACTTGCTTGGCGTCAACCTTCCTTATAGCATCCAATTTAGTAACATATTCTTTAAATCCTGACAACAAGTATGAATTGTCTTGTGCGTTCATGTGGTTAACCACAGCGTCCCATCTCTTCCATCCATAAGGATTATGTTTCCAATAATCATCGTCCTGTCTATAATTGTCCCATAGCCAACCTTTGAATTCTTTGAAACGTTCTTCTACTTCTTGCTTATCTTCTTTAGGTAAAATTTGTATACTTAGGAAAGTAGGAATATACAACAAGTGCATATTAACAAGACCACCACCCATTTGGATGTCACCTGGCACAGTGCCTAGATTAAGTTTTTTAAATTTACTTTGTACTTTCCATTTCATGAATTCTGGTAAGTGTTTTACATTGAATATTTGTATTGCTGTTGCTAAACTTGTTTGTATGTTATCTGGAGTTTCGTCCAACATACGCAAGTTCTTTTCAACTGTGTCCCAATTTGTTGGAAATCTAATATACTCATCACGTTTTTCTATTGCATCCATGCTAATCGCAAATTTAACTTTTTTAAATTTTTTCCACAATTCTATTAGGTCTTCGTCAACTAAAATACCATTAGAGTTGTAACGAAGTAAAATTTTGTCTTGATATCCTTGTCTTATAATTTCTTCAATAAATTTTTTATGCTCTTTAATCATAAGCGGTTCTCCGCCTGCAAAATAAACTTGTTTTAGATTGGGTATTTGCTTGTACATTTCTTCCCAAAACTCTGGTTTCTCATACCAGAAGTTATTGAATTCTTTTTTGCCCCATTGCAATTGATCCTTTACGTGCTTGTTTTCTAATTGTGGCATTAGTGTCTGCCAATCTTTTACCCATTTGCTACTGTCATGTGGAGAACACATTACACATTTAATATTGCAAGTGTGTCCTAAACGTAAATCTAAGTAAACTAATTCTTCAGGCACAGTGCCATCTTCTTTTGTTTGTCTTATTAGTTCATGAATATCAACACCATCTTTGTGCCATGTTCCAGTTTCCCAAATACGTTTACTTACTACGCCTACTTTTTCTTCTTGGAAACATTTGTTACAACTAGCAGGTATTTGTCCTTTAAGCATAGTTGTTCTCACACTTTTCATATATTCATTATTCCAAGCACTCATAGGAGTATCTTTTCCAAAGTTTGCAGGTGTGCCATCTTCTTTTTTAATAATACCTACTTCATGATCTGAACCTGCTCCACTGGCATTTGCTGAACAGCATAGTCGCATATCTCCATTAGGTCTTGTTGCAAAGTGTATCCAAGGCAGAATACAAAAAGTATTACTGTTAGATACTTTGGCTAATTCCCTTTGCCATTTACCTAGTTGTGTGTCTTCTGGATTTAACCAGTACTTATTGCTGTCCGTCATCGATGTCCGTTTCTTTTTTCCATTCTTTACCAAATCTCCAAAGAGGTGCCCTTAAATCTTCAATGTCGCATTCTGTAAATTTACTTATCGGTCCTGAGTGTATAGGATATTCAACAAATCCGTCCCATGCGTGTACAGACACAATTAAGTTAATTTTGTCGTATTTTTCGTTTAGATATTTTATTAATTGATTTTCTTTGTAAACTCTATGCTTGGTTCCTATAAAAGGAGCAGTTGGCTCGTATGCAAAAATATTACTTACATGGAATATTGTGTTGGCATCATTTTTTAATTTTAAATGGAAATCGTTGAGTAAATCACATTCTACAAATTTAAATTTAACCTCGTCTTTGTATTTGTTGAAGTTTTTGACTTTGCTCATGTAATCTGCAATATCCATCTTGCTATCTATCCAGTCATTTGTTTTGTGCTTGTTTACACTCTTAAGGAATTTATGATAATCCCCTCCTTCGAAATTTTCTATTGTTTGTTGCATATAATAAAGTGCAGTAGGATTGTAATCATAAAAAATAACTTCCGTATTTCTTTCCTCTAGTATTCCATATTTGTCCAAGTAACTTACCCAATTAAAACCACTTGCCGGCATTATCAACTGACTTATTGGACCATTCATAGGAACATCAAGCACCTCTTCAGTATTGATAGGATAAAACAATCTACTTGCACTCAAATTGTATTTGTTGTATATGTGTTTGCTATTTTCCATAAAGTCTGTTTCGTGTGGTGCATAATAACATCTTTTTGAATGTCTAATGTCTTCATCGAACACAATGATATTTTCACGATTGTCTAAAGCAGTTCTAACAAGATTCCAACCATGCCATTTGTGTGTGTATTTCTTAGAAGTATCTCCTGGCTTGACCCATAAAGGTGTGTAGTCGTCGTGAAAGTTTTCATCACTACGTATAGGTTCATTATCCATATGTTCTGCATTAGGTTCTGCCTCGCCTACATCTGGACACTCTAATTCTTTATATTTGTTTAAGTTAACAACATAGCATTGTTCATGAAGTTCGTAATATCCTTCTTTTCTGTCCAACACGTGACCTGCAATAAAAAAGTCCTTCTTAATTAATTCGTGTAGATGTTCAAAGAATTTACCACCTTCAAATTCAGTGTCTGGCGTATATACAACTGCGTAATCATACTTGTCGACTGCTTGTTGTAAACTTACAGTTTCACTTATAGCAATCCAAACATTGTAACCATTACTGGTAATATTTGTAATACCGTATTCTGCTATATTCATTATTGTTTCTTTTGTAGCATTATTTTTTATTAAATGAAAATTTGTACTACAGATAAAAATAATATTTTTGTGCTTTAAATTAGGTGCTTCAAATTCGAATGCCATTTTTCTTCAAACTCCTGTCTAATAGTTCATTAAATTCTTTACGTTTGTTTCCAATGTGTGCCTGTGCTATCATATGAATCCTGTCAACATTAGAATTGTTTTCTACTCTATGTTGTTTTAGGATATTGATTAGATACACTTTACCATTGCGCCAAGGAACAAGTCCGTGGTCTTTCAACTCCATGTAACATAATGCTGGATTTACTATTGCAACATTAATTGGAATTAAGTAATCACAAAGATCATTGGGCAATTCATGACCTGGATGATCGTCATGCCATTCAATTTTTCCGTGTGATTCTAGTTTCATAAATCTTATTCTGCTATATCTTTCAGCAGGAAATTGCTTCCAAAACTTTGTAGCCAGTGGTGCATTTTCAGTTAATGCTGTCCAATCATAAGGAGCATTTAATTCATCTTCGTATCCGTATTGTCCTGCTACCTCAGTTAAGTCCATTCCCAAACCATGTAAACAACAACTGCTCCAACCTTTGTTGCCGTACTCGTCACTTCTGTGTGGCACATAGTAAGGGTCTACTGAATTTAATTCTTCTTTATTAATAAATTTTGTAAAGTCAATGTCTAGTTCTAACCAAGGCAAAGTTCCGTCTTTAAATTTATTAAAGACCTTTGTGGCTGTATCCAAACCTATGTTATGATATTCTTCTATGTCTTCGTTGCTCATTATCATTATATTAATCCTGCCCTTTTTCTTCTAATTTGATCTGCCATGTCGTGATTTACGTCTCTGTGTCCTTCTTCATCTTTACGAACTGCAATAACAACATCACGAAGTTTTGCATCTTTATCTAAATTATAATAATCAATTGCAATTTTAGGTGCTTTTATATTTTCCGCTCTACCCTCATCTATTTCTTTTAGATATTCAGTATAACTTATGCAGGCTTGCTCCTCAAAATATGCAACCATTCTGTGAGCACACTGCGGAAAAAATATGTACAAGAACATATAGAAATGCCAGAAAATGAATTGTGCTGTAATAATCGCCCAACGTTCTAACCAATTAGGCTTTGCTATTCTCATAAAAATCATCAAATGCATACGTTCGTTTTCCGCTTCTGCTAATAGAGTTTTAATCCAACCTCTGTCGTCTGGTTTCATTTTTCTTAAACTACGTAAATGATTCCACATACCTGCAACCATGCCTGGCACACCTGCGATAGTTTCTAAAACTACTGCCCTGTGTCCATACCTCTTTTTAAAAAAACTATCTGCTATCCAACGTAAAAACATTGTAATCCTATAAGCAACTCTATCTGAAAAATTTACTGGTGCTTTCATTTAGTATTTCCTATTATCATAAATCTATTATATTTTTCTGTTGGCATAGTACCCGCGATATCTACATTTAAATTGCAATCTTTTTGGAACTCTTCTAATGTTTGTTTGCAATTAACGTGTTCTTCATGACCGAAATAGTCATTGCTCTGTAACACAATCCTTTTATTTGATGGCAATTTATTCAACCATTCGTTGTATTGGTCTGGTGTCATGTGTTCACAGACAGTATTAATAATTAAATTGTGTTTATCATAATCGTTGTAAGCCAACATATCGGAAGTAATTGCTTTGAATCTGCCTTGCATTTCGTAATCTTTGTTCATGGTGTATGCAATATCTTCACATTTATTATCAATGTCCATACTTACAATTCTAGTAATATCTAGCCTACTATTAAACAATAGTGTCGCAAGTACTCCGTTCCATCCGCCGCATAATAATATGTTGTATGGTCTATTTTGCTGACACTTTTCTAAATGTTCAATCAACCAAACTTTGCTGTTGACCTGACCTTTCCAGAAACTTTCAAGGGTACGATATCTATCATCAGATT